AAAGTGCGTAATAATACTTTTTCCGTTAGCATCTCCAATTGATTCCCAAATTGAAACTGGTTCTTGTAAAAAGCAGATTTTACAAGTATTGCCTTTTGAAGCACAATATTTTGCGAAATTTTTCTCAAAATAACGTACAATGCTTGATTTTCCAGAACCAATATTTCCATCAAATGATATAATAAGTGGCGCCATTAAAATTTATATAATGTTTTTATATATATTTGTTTAAAATGAAATTTATAAACTAATCAATTTTAATTTGTTAAAAACTAAAATATTACACTTATTTACGTAACCAATCTTCGGCTGACAGTTTTGCGCTGTCGCTATAATAAAATTTAATTAAGTTTCGTAATTGGTGAGTTGGTTCATCATTTAAACGTTCATCTGATAAATCTGTATCTCGCGTAGTAATTTTTTCCCAACTATTTCTAAATTTCTGTAAATTCTTTATTAACTCATCTCGCGTCATAGAACTTATTGGTTTTTTATTTATTTCATACATTCCTTTATAATTAGTAATTGGTTTATTAATTCTATCTTGTATGAGTTTTGTTGCTTTTTTTTGTTGGGCTTTATCTAATAAATTATAAATTAATTCTAAATCCTTGCTTTCGATTAAAAAATTGCTTACTCTAACTAAACCTTGCGCCATCTTTTCTTTTGAACCACTTGTTGTTACATTATATTTTTTTAGTAGTTGTTTTAATTTATCTACTGAAATGTCATTTTTTTTGCTTTTATGAATACTATATTTTTTTGTTTTTTTTTGATTATTTTTTTGATTAGTTCCTTGATTGTTTGTCTTTTTTGTTTTATTCACTTTAGACCATCGCTTACTATTTTTTGTTTGTATTATGACCCACATATTACCATCATTACCTCGTTTCTTTGTTCCTAATGTAAAGTTATTAGCACTTTCTGATGGTCCTTTTCTAGTTGGCATCTTATATAATATAAATAATATAAATAATATAAGTAATATAAATAAGATAATATAAATAATATTAACTTATTTATATGGTTAAAATAGCAGTTTGTTTATATGGACAACCTAGAAATTATTCTGAAGGTTGTAAAAATATAAAAAAATTTGTGGAAAATCACGATGTTGATTTTTATTATCATACTTGGATTTTAAATAGTAATGATTCATATTATAGACATTCAGAAAATAGACATGTTAATATGGAAGAATTAAAAGGTGATAAAGATATAATTACAAATCTTAATTTATTATATAATCCAAAAGCACACATATTTGAAGAGTCTAAATCAAGTTATTTTGACATCCAAACAAAAGAGCAAATTAGAAGCACTATAGCATATTCAAATACACCTAACTATCATAATGAAGAATTTAGAATTTCAAACACCATGTCCCAATTATATTCAAGGCAGCAAGTTAGAAATTTACTATATAATATTATACAAACAGAAAAGATTGAATATGATTTTGTAATTATGATTCGTTTTGATTTTTTAAACAAAATCACTGTTAATATTGATTTAAATAATATAAATAAACAGTTAATTTATGTATCTGACATACATAAACCCAGTAAACTATTTGCAGACGGTATATTCTTATTAAATGTTGATAATTTTTTTAAAATGTTCAACATATACGATAATTTAGATAATCTTATTAATAATAAAACATTAGATACTTTATGTAGTAGTTATAATGTAGTGCTTGCTTTACCCCCTGAACATTTAATATTTGCTAATTATTTATACTATTTTAATGATATAAAAAATCTAGAATATGTAAATTTTCCCAATTTTCATTTTTAATATACAAATAGAATTTAAAAAAATGTATAGCGAATAATTATCAAATAATAGTATTTAAATATTTATTACTTTTAATTAATAATTAATAATTTTAAATTATTACACTAATAATGGAGTTTATTATTAGAGAGAACATTATTCCTTTTACAAATATTAACTTGGCATTATTTGCTTTATGTTATTATAAACCTTATATTAATTATATAAATTATGATAACTTATATAGTATATGTTATTGTTGGAATCATTTAATTTTTTTTACATTTAATGGAGCATATTTTATGGATAACACTAGTTTTAAGAGAATGGCTATTAGAAGAAGAATTTCATTGCCTATTTTTCACATTGGAAATATGATTTTACATAATTTACCATTTTTATATGTAAACATTTATATACCTAAAAATGTTACATTTTATCATTCATTGTTAGGATGTTTAACTAACTTATTATGGTGTTATTGGGCAACATTTGGAACATTTGATATTACACATGTTTATGTATATATGAAAAAAAGACAACAAGTAAAGTTATATATAATAAATATAAGTTCAATATTTTATGTCCCCTTGATTTATCATATTAATAAAACTATAAGAAATAATTTTGAGTATATATAATATTATTTAAAAAACTAATATAAAGATTATTTAATATATCAAACTAATAGGTTAAACAATCTATTCATTTTTTAAGCATTGGTGCCCGAGTGGTCTAAGGGGTGCGACTCAAGTTCGCATGGCTTCGGCCTCGTGGGTTCGAACCCCACCCAATGTAAAACATTTTTTACTTTTTATAAAATATTTTTATGAAATATTATATAAAAAAAATATTATTTTATTTTTTGATATAAATCAACACAAATTAGTATTTATTTTAAAATTAGATATCATAAGGTCTAACACTTGTTTGACGTCTTAAACGCGGTGGTTCACTGTCAGAATTACGAGGAGTTGGTGGCGGTGTGGTAACGTAAGATTCTGTACGTTCTACTTGTGTAAAAGCAGTTGGCATACTACTTTTTTGCCTATTTACAACATTTCCAACAGACCTATATGCTGCGCTACACTCTTCTTGTGTTTCACTATAATTAATAGCGTGAGTTGGTAAAATACCAATTTTGGATGCTTCAAAAATAGCATCTTGATTAGCACCTAAATAAATGAGTTCAATATTATATGATGTTTGTGCACTTGTAATAAGTTTTTTAAGAGACTTCGCATTAAATTTTTTGCTACAATTTTCACAACCATCTGTAGCAACATAAATTAAACATTTGTCATAGCATGTTGGATTATGAAGTTTTTTCTCCATAAAATATTTAAGACTGGAACCAATAGCATCATATAATGCTGTTTGCCCTCGTGGAACAAATTGTCTTAGTTCAATTGGTCTAACTTGTGTAATATTTAATGACCTAATTAACATTTTTTCTTCATGATCAAATAATTTAATAGATACATTTACTTGCTCATGCGGCTTCAAATCTTGCTTAATAATTTCAAGTGAAGAGTTTACTCCACCAATAGTATCTTGCTCTTTACCACACATAGAACCGGAACGATCAATAATAGCAACAACTTCTTGAGTAAATAGTGCCATAATATAATTATAATATTACTGTTAATGTTAAAATAATTTTAAATCAATTTTTTTTTGTTTGTTTTACACCTTTTCTCATTTAAAACGCCCATTTAATTATTTAAAGTCCAATGTCCTTGACCCCAATTTCCTTTAATTTTATATAAATCAAAATTTGGGTAATATTCAACTATTCTCATAGTTCCAGTATTATAATAATCAGTTGGTCCAGTATAATTCCAACCATCATAATTATCTAATATGATATTATTTATATCATTTTTAAATATATAATCCTCATATCGGACACAGTCATGTTTATATTTCATACATTTATCTTCGTTAGTATTTTTTGTGCTTAATAAAAAATCTTTAAATTGATTAATTATTGCTTGTGAATATATACCAATATTCATTGAAAAATGTTTATTTATTTTTATAGATGAAACATTAGTCAAATCTATTGATTTTATTTTGTTATAAAAATCTTTACCAATTCTACAAGTATCGTGTAAATATACATAATATTCATTTGTATTATTATATAATTCCAACAAAGTTATTAATCCTGTAAAATCTATACTATTATGATTAGCACGAATATATGTAATATTTTCATCTTTAGTAATTTCATAATTATTTAAATTATAATGACCACCAATAACAACAATAACATCACAATAATCAATATCATTCTCTTTTAAACTTTCTAATAAATGTTGTAAAGCAATATTTGATTTAGCATGTGAATTAATTACTATTTTCATATATAATATAATATATTATATTATATTATAATATAATATAATATAATATAATATAATATAATATATTATTTCACTCAAAATGATGGGCGTTTTAAATGAGAAAAGGTGTAATATTTTTATTTTTAATTAAAAAAATTATTATGCTAAAAAAAATTGATTACATATTTATTTTTATTACTAATCAATATTTACTATAAAATGTTAAAGCAACAAATGTTAATTGAAAAAACAAATTATGAACCGCATCTTAATATTGAATTATTGACTGGAGCATTTATAGAAAATAAATTTAAAAACATATGTAAAACAACTATTTATAATGCTTATGCTAATGAAATTTTAATAATTGAATATTTGAAATATAGACTGGCTAAAGATACTGAAACATTTACTGATATAACATTTACTATAGATTTACCATTTGTTCAAGATTATATTGAATATATAAAGAAAGTTAACATAACTTGTGAAGACATTCCTGTAATAACTTATGTATATAATACACTATTGCGTGAACCGGGAGATAGGGAACTATGGCCACACGATGAATCCTCAATAATCCTTGATAAAATACAATGCTTCTTTGATATTGATGAAGACAAATTAGCAAGCGAATTAATTGAAGTAATAAGTGAAATTTATTATAATAGTTTGTTTTGAAGCATAAATCATAAAGCATAACTCATAACTCAAAATACTAAAAAAATTGATATTATAAATTTTAAAATATTTTTTTTATTAAAAATGATTAATGATTATTATGCTCGTGAGGTTTATACTCAATTATTGAAAAATAGTTGTAATTTTATTAATAAAAGTTGCTTAGACATTGGAACAAGAAATGGAGCAAATTGTGTAAACTTAGTAAGAGTTGGCGCATCAAGTGTATTAGGTATTGATATAGATTCTTCACGCTTTGATGAGATGTGGGTTAATAAAAAAATTACACTTTTAAAGCAAGATTTATTAACAATGGACAATTCTAATAAATTTGATGTAATTACATGCTTTTTATGGAATATGCCTTATTTACAATATACTAATGTAATGAATAAAATTAAAGAACTCTTAAATCCAGATGGTTTAGTGTATATAGGTATTGCTGATCAAATATATAAGTATGATCCACCAGGCCCAAAAAGTGTAAATATTGTTGAATTATTAAAAAAACATTTTAATAATACAAGAATTTTAGATACTACCTGTTGCCAATGGTTAATAGAAGCTAAAAATCCATTTTAATTAAATAAAATGGTAACAATTTTTAGAGCAATAATAAAATTTGCTTTGTTTCTTATAAAAATCGTGTTGTAGTTTATATTTTTTATTACAAACATGACATTTTATATTTGTTAATTTATTGACTAAATACATTATATCATCATTTAAGAGTAGTATTTTGAATTTATAATTTTTTGTTTTTAATTTTAAAAACATTACAAAATGAATAGTGATTATATATTTATATAATTTTTATTATGTATTATGTAGCAAATTTTTCTTCTATTTTTTGTATAAATAATTCTAAATTTGTGTTTAATAATGTTGAATTTGAACATAATGCTTTTAATGTATTTCTTTTAGTACCTGACTTTTTATCATATATTAAATAATATTTACTAGCATGTGTTTCGTGTTTTCTAATACTAATATATTTTGGTAAAACAATTGAAATTTTTTTGTTTTGTGAAATATTAATAATCTGTTTAGTGCCTTTTACAACTTGTTCATCATATTTTACGACTTGTTCAGTGCCTTTTACAACTTGTTCGGTGCCTTTTACAACTTGTTCATCATCTTTTACAACTTGTTCGGTGCCTTTTACAACTTGTTCATCATCTTTTACAACTTGTTCATTTTCATTATTTTTCTTATGTAGTTCATATTCTTCTTCAATAATTAATAACATTTTTTTTATTTCTTCTAATTTATCTAATATATTTATTTTGTTTGACTTTGATGATACATATAATTTATTATCTATATTATGAGGATGTTTTTCTATTTTAAAATATTCTCTATAGCATTTATTTTTTTGGTCATAACATTCTTTATAATAATTAACATATATAGGTATATCAGATTGTTCTATATTTTCTGGTAATTTTACAGCATTATGCTTTCTTTCTCTCTTACAATCTTCTTTTTTTATCATAATATTTGAAATGTCGCTCATTTATATAAAAATATTACATTAAAATATTACAGATTTAGTTAAATATAACCAAAAGAAAATTCCAACAAGCGCTTTGGCAGTCAAATCTAACATATTATAACCTATTAATTTAGTTGCTTCACTTGTTTGATAAAATACACCATATAAAGACCATAAACCTACATATAACCAAAATATGAATTTTGATTGGTATGTTACTTTCAAACCGGTCATAAAAAGTTTCCAAATTGTACCAAATGTTAAGAAAAAGAATATAAAACCTATAAAATTTGCTAAAGTTCTATGTAATAAACCTATTTCACCACTATATCCAAAACCCAACATTAAAAGATTAAAAAATAGAACCAATAAATATGGTTTAAATTTTACTTGTACTTTATTTTCATATCCTAATAACATAGAAAGTGCTAATAACATAAAAGGAGTAGTAATTACCCAATCAGAATAACGCATATTGTTAATTTTTGCTAAAGGCAAATCGTCAACAGAATCAAGATTCTCATCCTTTATAGATTCATCTTTTTTTGCTTTATTTATTTGTTCTATAAATAATCCATAAAAATAACTAGCAATAACGGAAATACATGTTTCTAAATTTAAAATATGACGAACTTGCGGGATTGGACTTCGTAATGCTTCAATAAATGTAATTACCGAAGTTGTAATTAAAAAAATATATGTAATATAAAAACTATTAATAACTAACGCTGTTTTCATAGTTATGCTTATATATTTTACAATATAATATTTTAAATATTATAGTTAAAGGCATTAAAGTTTTGTTTTACTAAAATAAAACTTTAATTGAAAATAAATAAACAAAATTATTTAATTCGAGTAAGCTAGACCACCCATACCCGACATAATGCGGAGAACATTGTAGTTAACGGCATAAACGCGAACTTTAGCAGTGCTTACACCAGATACGGTAGCATTGGATAAAACTAACTGTAAAGTGGCGTTATCAATTCGCGAGAAGTTGCATGTGCCGGATGGCTGATGTTCTTCTGGTCTTAGAGCGAACGAGTAAACATTAATGCCGGTGTCTGGCGCACGAGTGTGGTGCTGGAAAGGTTGAACTAAGTCGAAATATGTGCCTTCACGTTCCGAAAATCTGTCCTGACCATTTAACTGTAATTTGGCAACAACGACTGGATTTTCACCCCAGCAATGCATGTCTAAGGCGGTCTCGGCTAGAACGAAAGTACCGGCATCCGAAACACCCGATTCCGGATTAGCAGAACCTGTAGCCCAATTATTTCCATTAACAGCACTTGTTACAACATCATTGGCAAATGGATCTTGGAACATACCACTGGTATTAATAAAACCACTACCTCCAGATGTAGATGTAGAGTTTTTGCCACCAAAAGCATGAATAGCATTTGGTAAAGCATCATACGCATCTGTGTAGTTGAAAGGCTGAGCACCTAATAATCTATTTAGATCAGTATTTGCTGCTATTGAAGAACAATAATCAACATTCGCATCTGGTTGAACAACCCAGATTAGTTCTTTGCAAGGATGATTCAAATTTAATTTAATTTTGTTTGACGACGAACCAACCGATTCATCACCAGTGAACTGTAATTGTTCAATCAAGTATTCGTGAGGATTTTGAGCCATGCGTCTACGTTCGTCAGTATCTAAGAAAATGTAGTCAACAAATAAAGACGCGGCAGCTAGCGATTGTTTGTATGCTTCATTAACTTTAGCACCATTACCGTCAATTTTAGTTACCGCCCATAAGCATTCTTCAATATTGCGAATGTCTAAATTGATTTTTACTTCGTGGTATTGTAAAGCAATTAAAGGTAGAGCTAAACCTGGATTGCGGCAATACCAGAACTGTAATGGTACATATAGAGTTGTTTCGGGTAAAGCAGAGCGAGGAGCGCAAACTTGGCGAATACCGTCGGCAGAGCAAGGACCATCAACATCCGCGAAAGTTGGGTCGCAAATGTATGTTAACTGGGTAGTATTACCAATCATTTTATAGTAACCACGTTCTTGTTCTTTTGATAGAGTCAATTGGCACCAAATATGCATCCAGTCACCATATTGACGATCAATTCGCTGACCACCAATTTCGACTTCAACTTGTGAAATTAACTGTTCACCTGGGAAATCTAACCATCTGGCATATACATCTTCACTGCTAGGAGCTAGCGACTGATTGATTTCAGGAAGAGTAATCTGTAAGTAAGTGCGGTAAGCTAAATCACCATTGCGCGAAATAGTGCATGTAACTCTGCGACCGAAATCAGCTTGACCATTGAAAGTTTGTTCAATTGATTCCATCGCAAAGTTGGTATGACGACGATAAGTTACTTTCCAGAAGGTAATTTGAGGATTACCTGTTAAATATACATCTTGAGCGCCATAGGCGACTAATTGCATTAATCCACCAGCCATTTTTTTATAATATTCCTAAAGAAAAAAATTTTTTGTAATTTAATTTAATTAATTTAATTAATTAATTAAACAATTAAATTATTAAATAATTAAACAATTAATAATATTATTATATAAATTTTACTACATTAAAAATATAATCTATAGCAAATGAAAAAATTTAATACTATTAAAACAACGTTGGATAACAAGCATAATGAAATAATAAAATCTTTTAAACATAATGAAGAAGTAGTTATTCCTAAATATTTAAAACAAATTGAAAAACTTGAATTAATGCTAAATAAATCAAAAAAAAAATTGGAATTATTAGACAATATTAATAAGTATAAAAATATAATAAAATCTCTCAAAAATAAAGAGAAAAATTATTATTTAAACAATTCTAAATATATATTTGATTATTTTGAAAATAAAAAGAATATATCCACTAATGATACATTTGAGAATTCAGACAAAAATAATATAGTAAAACAATTCTTCTCATTAAATATTTCTGATGAATCAAATAATGACATAAATATTGAAGCAAATAATGCCAAAATGAAAGATGAAAATTTTACTAAAATAAATAATAATAATTTTATTGATAAATATTTTAACAATATTGATTCTAAATATTTAAATTATGATAAATTTATTTATCCATCAGATATTTGTAATGTATGTAAAAGAGGAGAGATGGTTTATGTTGAGAGCGAAGGAATGTCAATATGTAGCAATTGTTCAAATAGTATTAAATATTTAATTGAAATAGATAAACCATCTTATAAAGAACCACCAAAAGAAGTATGTTTTTATGCCTATAAAAGAATAAATCATTTAAAAGAAATATTAGCACAATTTCAAGCAAAAGAAAGTACAAATATACCCGATGAAGTATTTGAAAATATTAAAAATCAAATCAAAAAAGAACGTATAAGTCTTAATGACTTAACAAATAAGAAAACCAAAGAAATATTGAAAAATTTAGGTTACAATAAATATTATGAACATATACCATTTATAAAAGATAAATTGGGAATAAGACCCCCAATAATGAGTGCAGAACTTGAAGAAACATTATGTAATTTATTCATGGAATTACAAAAACCTTATTCTAAATATTGTCCTAAAGATAGAGTAAATTTTTTAAACTATTATTATACATTATATAAATTATGTGAATTGTTAAATGAACGCAGTTTTTTACCGTATTTTCCTATGTTAAAAGATCGTGAAAAACGCATAGAACAAGACCAAATATGGAAGAAAATATGTGAGGATTTAGGATGGAAATTTATTCCTATACCATAATATTATACCATAATATTATACCATAATATTATACCATAATATTATACCATAATTATATAAATATTATTAATATTATATAATTATTATGAATATTAGACCATCTTGGGATGAATATTTTAAAAGTATTGTTAATTTAACTGTAACCCGTTCTTCTTGTGAGCACCTTCAAGTTGGTTGTTTATTTGTAAAAGATAATCGCATTATAGCACAAGGTTATAATGGCTATATTGCTGGATGTCAACACAAAATGATTATAAAAGATAATCATAATATTGCTACTATTCATGCTGAACAAAATACAATTACAGATTGTGCAAAACGAGGAGTTAGTTGTAATGAATGTATAGCATATATTAGTCATTATCCATGTTATAATTGTATGAAACTAATGGTTTCAAGTGGTATTTCAAAAATAAAATATATAAATGATTATAAAAATGACCCATTGGTTGAAGAGTTAGCAAAGCAGGTTAATATAGTTATAAATAAAATTTGAGTTTATTTAATCATTAAACTCAAGTCCCGTTAATAATCCGCTAAAAATATTGATTATGTCTAAATAATAATCTAAAGATGCTGTTATAAAGTCTCCATTATAATTGCGTTGTAATATACTATTAGTATCATACATAATATATAATGAAAATACCATTAATGAACCAATAACTATTATTTTTTTTAGAAATGAAGATCCAACAATAAAAAATTGGACGATGGAAACAATTAATAAAAATAAAAGAGCGAAAAATAAACCAAGACCAAATCTTAAACCTAATTTAATACCACTGGCTATTAATGCTACTCCAAACGCAAACATAGCAACAAAAATACTGCCGGTTCCAACTAAAGCACTTTTAATAATGTTAGGATCTACTCCTGATTTTCTATATCCTAAAATTACACCAAAAGCACCAGAAAAGAGAGAAAATAATATAAATTTTAACCACGGAGGCATAGTAATAAATGCCAAAATTAAAATTAAGACAAATGCTGCTATATATGCTCCAATAAGTTTGCTATTGAATTTTATAGTATTGTTATTTTTCTCATCTTCATCTTCTATTTTAATATTTTCACTTACATAATAAGTAATATAAAGTTGAGATACTAAAGTTGCTAAAATTAAAGCAAAAAATCCTCTTTTTTCGCTTATTAACTTAAATAATTGCGTCAAATTATTATTTTTAAAAATGGGTTTTTTATTTTTAGCAGCTAAATTTGACTTGGTAGAATTCATAGTATATATTATAATATAGTAAAATATATTATAGTATATTTTATAGTATATTTTATAGTATATTTTATAGTATATTTTATTATATTTATAAAAAATATTATAAAATATATATGGACTTTATAAGAAATAAAACAGCAAAATTAAGAAATTTTGGAAGAAATATTGAAAATAGCTTAGCAACAAGAAGAGGTATAAATATAATAACACTGGCACCTCAAGAAGAATTAGCAGCTTTAGATCCAACAGCCTCATCTTTAAGTCCAAGACACATTTCTTTAAGTCCAAGACGCATTTCTTTAAGTCCAAGAACAAAAGTTATTACACATATTCAAAAAACGTTCAAAAAAAGAAAAAGAAGAGAACAAGCAATAGCAGATTTATCAAAAATAAACTCTAAAAGACTTGCTACAAGAAGAATTCAAAAAAAATTTAGAAAAGCGTTAG